GTACGCATGCGCTCACCACCCATGTAGGTGGCGACCTTGACGGCGAAGTCGAGGGTAAACGGCAGGATACCGTTGTACTCGCTGTCCAGGTAGGTACCGGCATGTTTCATCACAACAGCGCGGCAGGCACCGGTGTTGTAGAACTCGGATTCAGGGATCAGAGCCAGAGCGTTACGCAGAGTTGCGCCGATGCTGGAATCCTCTTCCGGCGTGCTCAGCGGCTCGAGTACGTCCTGGGTGGAAGCCAGAACCCAGACGTCCGGACGGACGGCCATGATGTTGCCCATCAGGCGCTTGGTCGACAGGGTGAAACCGGTGTCGATGAACGCAGACATCGGATAGCTGGCGCGGTCAGCGTAGGGGATCTCACCCTCACCGAACACGTTCAGCTCATCGGCGACCATCTGGTCGTAAGCAGCCGGAGTCACGGTACCGTCTTCGCCGCCCTGCAGCCAGTGAGTGGAGTTCTCACCGAACAGAACGCCGCCAGCAGCCGGGCCTTCCAGCTTGACGCTGTAGTACGGCACGCCGTTGATGTTGGTGGCACCGAAGATGTTGACGGTGTGTTCCGGAGTCACTTCACCGTCGATCAGACCGTAGTCTTGTTCGGTGGAGTACAGCAGCTCAGCCACTGCCTTCACTTCCGCGTCGTAGACATGGAAGGACTTGAGCGGACCATAGCCGGAGAACACTTCAGGATCGTTGTTCTCGAAAGCCTTCAGGATGCGCTTGTCGTAGGAGTAGTTGATGTTGGTCTTCGGATCGACCACACCGGTCTTCAGGGTGAACTCGACGAACGGCTCACCATTCAGGTTCATCAGAACCTGGCCAGTGGAATTCTTGTTGGCACGCTCGATCAGCGCCAGGCGGTACGGGTACGCACCTTGTTCTTCGCTCAGCTCAGCGTCGGCCGGGGTCGACGACAGAGTGGTCGGAGATACCAGACGCAGACCGATGTTGGAGCCCTTGGCGCCGAAGAAGCGAGCTTCCACGTCGATCAGCGGGTACATGGTCGAGGTCTGGCCGTCGGCGTTGACCAGGGTACCAGTAGTGCGGGAAGCTTGACGCAGGTTGTCTTCGCCCGGCTCGTCCACATGGAAACGAACACGGAAGCCATCCAGCTTCTCGCCAGTCGGAACCAGCTCACCATTGGTGCGCTTGAAGGTACCGTCGACGTTACGCTCGTACTGGTCGATCTTGTCGGCAACGATGTCAGCCCAGATACGCAGGGTAGCTGTTTTGGCATCGGCCGGTTTCATGCGGCGCACCAGCGCCATAGCGCCGGTCTGCAGGACTTTCTGCAGCATGGCGGCTTGGTGGCTCAGGAACGGAGAACCGGGATAGAAGTTGTCGGCACCATAAATGGTGGAGAAGCCTTCACCGCTAACCAGGTTAGCAGCATCCGACGGGCCCCAGGAAGTGAGCAGTGGGCAGAACGGCAGGAAGATCGGAAGGTTAACGATCTCCAGCGGCTGACCTCGGCCACTCACATCCTTGAAGCCGAGGACTTCTGTCCGCGGCAAAGAGGAAGCCATTGATACAGACGACATTGTGTTGTCTCCCATGGGAAAAAATCAACTTCGCGCGTGAAGTTACGAATGGTATGGCCCTTGCCCTACTAACAGTAGGATTCGGTAATCGATGAATTCGATACCACCACCACATACTATTTTGTAATTTTTTACAAGGTACGCTCGGAGAAGAAGGAAAATGATCAATAGCCCTTGGAACGCCACTGTGCTTCGACAGCACCGAGTAGGTGGCATCATCAGCGAGTTGGCAGTTGCTAAGGCTGTAGGTGGTCTGGTTAAAGACAGTAATTCTGTCATCCTGGTCACACCGCTCAACGAGAAGATTCCGGCATTCGTCATGCCGATCACCTCTCACGAATATGCTGATCGCAAACTCGATGAGAACGGTGCTGTATTCGTAGACGGTCGTTCGTACATGCGTGCTGAACGCCGCAATGATGCTGGATACGTTGTGGCTAACCAGATGCAAGCCGATTTCGTCAATCGTCTTGGTGAGCTGACTGCTCTCTGGGTAAAGGCACCCACTCAGCGTATGGACTTCCTCAGAACCAGTGACATTGCTGCCCAGGTTTACATCAACTGGCTCAGCACTGCGATCGCGTCGAAACTGGGTCTCGAACTCGATGTTGCACGCGAGCTTCAAATCATTACCGGGCTATTCTACATCCATCAGTTCATGCCGGTGGATGAAGCGCTCAGCCAAAGCGGTAAAGAACGTGCTGTCAAGCTGATCCAGCGCTGGACCAAAGCACCCGTTGAGATGATCAATTCGATCGTCAGCGACGCTCAGTACATGAACCTCATGGAAGACTACGTTGCTGTCGTTCAAGGTCACTTCTCTGCCAGCACTCGCATCGCCCAGATCAACGTCGGCTTCATGGTTATGGCTCTGAACCGTTCTTGGTTCGGTTATGGTGCTCAGGAAATGTCTGCCGTAGCCATCGAGTATCCGCCGGCTTTCCTGGCTCTGGTCGAAGCGGCCTGCAATGCCAAGGTATGGCGTAAGACCTACCTGGGTCGCCTGGTTGAACGGTTCAGTACTGGTCGTGCTAGCGACGAGTTCACCAAGTCCATGGAAATCCTGGCCGGTCGTGCCCGCGGCACTCTCAACTGAACATAATTCCAACAGGTGGATGTCATGACCTCTGATGATTTCCTGATCAACCACGCATACCGCAATGTCTGGTGTGCGCCGGAGCAAGATCGGCAACACATCCTGAGGCCGGCACGTATCACTCCTAAAGTAGGGGCACGTGGAAGTGTGACCATTCTCTGGTCGACTTTCAATCTCCCTACTGAAGGGGATCGCTATCACGTTTTCCAATTCGGTAATCTGGCTCAGGTTAATCTGGGCCTGAATCTTAAGCGTGAAGTGTGGACAAGTGCAAGTAGCCAGATGGTCGATGAGAAGATGCTCGTCGACGTCTATGGTGAACGAGGCTTGATGGTACCCCGGCAGCACGTTTTCTTTCTTCGTACCAACGACGATAACCTGACCGTGGCGGTAAAACACGTTCCGGTAATCGGTGATTTTGGTTACGACGATGTGTATTTCCGTTTTTACACCAACGTCTTCTTCAATCGTCTTGGCATCGATGATCCCGAAGAGGGGATCGAATATGTCCTCTCGACACCTTCTAACACATCGCAGATCAACGCATTGATGTACAACTTACGTCAGATGCAGGCCAAGTCAGGCTATGTCTTCTGCTTTGTCAATGGTTGGCGCGTAAATGATATCAACACCGCCACTGTGAAACGTGGCGACATTGTCGAGATGGTGCGCGATAGTTCGGTAGATCGTGTTGAAGAGTTTGAAGTTGCAGATTTGCCTGTCTTCCTCTCTGAATTGGACGAGGTACAGAAATACCTTATCCATCCTGCCAGGGAAGAGGATGAGTTCATTGCCTACCGCGATGACCAGGATATTTTCCTGATACGTAAACTGACACCCTTTATCCATCAAGGTGTCTATTACCACAAGAACCTGGAAGATTCATTGCGCATGGTTACTCATCGCGACTATTCCATTCCGACACCCTACGTAGACAGAATGTGTACGTTGAACGAAGGTTGGGCAACCAACAACCAACTGACCCTTCAGCTGGTACTTCGTAAGTCTGGCATGGACAAAGCGTTGATGAACGAAGCCCATCACATCAAAGAGCTGTATAAACTCGATGAGGATGATTGGCTGGCTGCGGTGATTGGTTCTGAGGCTGTCGTCGACGTATGGCGGATTGAAGAACTTGAGAAATCTGCATATCCTGCAATTATGCGCGCCAAGAGTGGGCAGATCACACGGCAGATGGTAGAAGCCGCCTACGGTTACAACATCATCACCCGAATCATCGCTGACACTCCTCAAAAGGTAGAGACAACCAAAGCCTGGGTGGAGCTGCCATTTGGTCTGAGGGGCGAGAGCACCGTCTACGAGTACAATGACCAAGGTCATCTGATCGACTGGCATCGTAACTCCAATGTCCAGTGGTATGTTCCTCGTTCGCCAGAATGTGCGTATATGGAGGCCATATCCGGCCGAGGTTCGGATGTTCTTTCTACAGTGTACGGTGAAGACGCTGTTGTTGAGAAAGGTATCACGTACCGCTGCTATGTCTGCAACATCATGAATGGTTATCCGGTGGGTGACTGGCGTGATGTGACAGGTAATAGTGAGTATTACGACGTGGTCGGTAATACGGTCATGTGGAAAGTGAACCGTGCAGCAGTCTACACGGCTGTCAAGTTTGACGATACGTTCTTGACCTACAACCTCGTTCTGGACTATGAAGATGCACTGTTGCGCTTCAGTCTGAATGTAAAGGAGATCCGTGTAAACGGCATCCTCTATAACGGGTTGGTCGAGATTCCTACGGGTCTACTCGAGCTGTGGCTTAACGGACGTCCCATCATCGAGAATCTCGATTGGTTCATGGTCGATAAAGAAATCGTCATCGTCAATCGCAGCTTCCGTAATCAGGAAGGGACTCACAACGTCATCACCGTGAGATCGACTGGTTTCTGTAATCCTGACATGTCACGTGTCAAAGAAGCAGAATACGGATGGGTTGAAAATGGCTTACTGAGCCGTAACAACCGCTGGAACCTAAGGGACGACAAGGTATTCCGTGTCATTGCCGATGGTCGGCTTTTCTCTCGCGATGAACTTAACTGGGCTGAAGACAAGCCAACGGTTCTCCTTGAGAATGTCCGTAATGGTGCGCCGTATCAAGTCACCGAGCCACTCATTCCGTTGCGCGGGATCACCTACCAGTCCGCTTACGACATGCGTCGGTTGGCAGAGACCACCGACAAACAGATTGAAGACTACATGACTACTCGGGTGCCGGAGATTCCTCCGGAAGAGGTCAATCTCATTCCGAAACGTCATTCGCTCTACAGTCCGTTCGTAGGTAAGATCATGCACGACCTGATCTCTGGGTTCTTCAATCAGCATCCGCTGACGGAGTACTACAGTGACCAGGACGTCAGGACGTGGTGCGAACCCTACATGTGGTTGCTCAAATACGAGCCTACTCGTAAAGAGTTTGATGACAGGTACGTCACCATTGATGCACACGAGCGGATGGAGCCGTTCAAACTGAGCATCTACCACTACAACTTCCTGGCTCGTGCCATTCGGGTCATCCTCGAAGACAAGATCGATATCACCCACTCTGTGCTGATCGATCATCTGCCCATTTAAACCCACGGAGCACGGGGGTAAAAGCCCCCGTGATAATACATGAGTGATGTAAACGACATCCCCCAGGTGGGACTCGTAGACCTCAACCGAGGCTGGAAGATCTGGGAGATGAGTCAGATCTTTACTGGTCAGGTTGGTACTGGTCTCTACTGTCCCAACGTGAATGACCTGATCATCGATCTGGAATCTGGCTGGTATCTGGTCACCACGATCGACATCACCACCGGTAAGTGCACCTACATCCCGTGGAAACTGCCGGCGGTATCGCAGAACAACATCATCATCGACCAGCTCCTCGGTGTAGGGACTGGTATGCAGAGCGAAACCTGGCGTGTCTACATCGACACTCGCCAGATGCCGTTCTCCATGCAGATCGATGGTCGCCTGCACATGTACCGTTCCGATGCCGATCACTACAAAGTGTTCTTGGGCACCGACATCACCGACAACGGTACTGTCATCAGCGCCTCCTACAATGCCTCTGGTGAGTTCGCAGGTGAGAACATTGGTCTGGAGCACGTCGGTACCGACAACATCAACAACTGGGCTATCTGGGCGCCTAAAGCAGGCAACACCAATCGTCGTCTGAATGACGGTGAAGTGGTGACCGTTGTGATGTACAACGCCGTGGGCAATAAGCTTAGTCACTCGACGATGCTGATCCAGAACACTGCGCTGGTGCGTCGTACTGCAGCCGGTCGTAAGCAGATCAAGGCTATCGGTATCGAAAGCCCGTACCTGTCTGATGCCGACCCGAACCAGCTGATCGTTCCGATCAACGTGGATCTGCGCACCGTTGGTGTGCAGGGTGTAGTCACCTACAACACCGGTGAGAAGCTGGAGATCCCGATCCAGTTGGACGGTACCGGCAAGATGAGCCTGCACGGTCTGCAGTGGTATTCGCCGACCATCCAAGCCTACCCGCACAAGCTCACGCTGAGCTATCGGCTGAGTGAAGACGAGTACAGCCTGGAGCATGGCATCAACGAAAACGGTTACATCACCGAGGCGTTCACCATCAAGGCTGTCGCTGCAGACAACGCTTATAGTGTGCGTCTGTACGCCTTCCCGACCTGGAACACTCCAGCGTCGCGGTATGACCTCGATTTCTGGCTCTTCAACATCGATCGCGATACGTGGTATCGTGTACCGCGCAGTGTTGTGGAGATCCCGGACAATGAGGTGGCGTTCGATGGTTCCGACTACGTATCTCGTCAGCGTCTGAAGTTCGGTGTCCTGCTGTCCAATGTCGATCCGGCATTTGCTCAGCATCGCTTCGTTCAGTCGACCGAAATCGCACTGAACAAAGCAGGTACTGAGCCGGGAGACAAATGGCAGGTCAAGTGTGATCCGATGCAAGCGTCCTTCTTCGGAAGTGGCGTAATTGCGAAGAACCGCTTGGTCAACGTCAACCTGTCGTACCTCGACCTGAGCAACGATCTGTTGGACATGGACGCTTGGCTCGCCAAGCTCTACTGGCCGCTCAACCATCTGTTCGATGACACCACTGAAGTGAAAGCTCCAGAACCGACCCATTTCGTGATTCACACCAAGACTCGCGAATACCGGTTCCCGATCACTCAGTGGAACCAAGAGTTCCCGATCCTGAACGATGTTCAGATTGGCGAAACCATCTATCTGCGGTGGATTCGCGAGACCGCTACCGCTCAGCTTCAGCTGGGTGTGACTGGTCTGGCTGTCGAACAGAGCAACTGATATATCAGCACCGGAGGGACATCCCTCCGGTGCTGAGTATTTGGAGTTCTTATGCAGACTATTCTTTTTGAGCGCGATTGGGATTATTACCCGACTGCGATCTGGGACACCAAGACTACCAACAAGTCTTTCCTTGAATTCTCAGCGCTTCTCAAGCACATGGGGGTCAAGAACCATTTGTTCCCTCTGGCCCTTATGCAGCCGGAGCTTCAGGGGGTTGATCCGTATGATCCCTCTTTGTCAGACGACATAAAACTGAAGATCAAAATCGAGTGTACGTTTAACCCATGGTACTTCATCCGTGAGGTTATGCGTGTACCTCCAGCGGCAGGTGATACACCTGTTAAGCTGGAAGCTAACCGAGGCAACATTTCCTTGTGGTGGTCGTTCCTTAACCACATCGACTATTTCCTCGTCCAGATTCGTCAGACTGGTAAGTCGCTGAACTCTGACGGTATCTCGGTTTGGTATCAAATCTTCGGCGCACGTAACTCCCGTGCTAACCTGTTCACCAAAGGTGACTTGTTTAAAGAACACATTGCACGTCTGAAGAAACTACGTGCTCTGTTGCCGAAGTACTTGGTCAACATTGTCAAGAAAGATACCGACAACCAGAAAGAATTCACCAACATGTCTCAGGGCAACCGCATGGTGGTGTACATCCCGCAAAAGGATGAAGAAGCAGCAAACAACCTGGGTCGTGGTCTGACCACCCCCTACAACCACGTGGACGAAATTGCGTTCCTTAAGAACGTACACATCTCCCTTGGTGTTATGCTGGCGGGTGGTGGTGCTGCTCGTGAAGAAGCGGCACGTAACGGCCTGCCGTACGGCAACATCTTCACTACTACGGCTGGCGAACTGGATACTCCGGAAGGTGCTTACGCATACGACCTGATGACTGGTGGTGCGGAGTGGAACGATGCGTTCTATGACTGCGCCAATACCGACGAACTGTACGAGGTGGTACGGAAGCAATGCCGTAACAAAGATGCAATCCTCATCAACGGTACGTTCAACCATCGTCAATTGGGTAAGACCGATGCATGGTTGAGGAAGAAGATCGCGGAATCTCGCCAGCCCGGTGACGGTGTACGTCGAGACTACATGAACGAGTGGACAACGGGTAACGCCCGAAACCCACTCAGCAAAGATACGCTGCGTAAGATCCATGCCAGTGTAACTAAGCCTTCTTACCTTGAGATCGACAAACAAGACCACTACTCCATCCGTTGGTACATCACGCGGGAAGAAGTAGAGACGGGAATCTCTCGTCGTCAAATGGTCATGGGCATCGATACCTCCAACGCCGTAGGGCGAGACAACATCACAGGTGTCATTGTCGACATCAGTACACTTGAGGTGGTGGGTGCGTGGACTGTCAACGACTCTAACCTGACCGCATTTGCAATGTGGTTGGCCAAGATCATTGTCAGATTCCAGAACATCACCATTGTACCTGAATCGAAATCGACGTGGATTGGCATCCTCGATACCTTGCTGCTCACGTTGCCGAACTATAAGGTCGATCCGGCTAAACGTATCTATTCGACACTGGTGGATGCTAAGGACGAATCACCTGAGGCTAAACGGCGCTATAACGAGTATGTGGGCGATCGCGACAACTACCGCTCCTACCGTAAGTTCTTCGGCTTCCCAACGAACAGTCAGCTCCGTGAGATCATTTACGGGCCTGTTCTGCAAGAAGCTGCGAAGAAGTCTGGTGCTGTGGTGCGTGACGCTAAGCTGCAAAGCGAACTGGGTCGTCTGGTTGAGCGTAACGGACGTATTGACCACGATGCCTCCGGGCACGATGACCACGTCATCAGCTGGCTGCTTTGCCATTGGTTCCTTACCTACGGCAAGAACCTCGATCACTACGGAATCACTGTCAGTGAAATCAAACGTCGTGTCTATGAAGCAGAGCACAAGCTCTCATGGAGTGAACAACGTCGTTACGATGACCAACAGAGTATCCGTGATGAGATTGGTCGTCTGAGTGAAACGCTCGGTAACGAGCGTAACACTTACGAACGAATCAAGCTACAACAGCGACTGGATCTACTCATCAGTAAACTTGATGATGAGTTTGATATGGAGGGTATTACGTCCATTGACCAGATCAAAGAAAATAGTCGCGAGAAGAAGATGATTGAAACTCGCTCGTTCGGTCCAGGTAAACCGTTGGAAATCGAGAAGCCCCTGAACACCAGTTTCAACAGACGTCGTGAGATGTTCAAGAATCAAAATGTGATGGTGGTGGTATGACGGCATAGAGGGAGGCTCAGGCCTCCCTCTATGCCGGATCACTTAAAGTTCGAGTAGACGACCATCCGAAGATAGTCGGCCAGATCCCTCGAACGGTAGAACAGTGCTGCATGTAGAGCGGTGTTATACGGGTACATCATTTCACGATCCAGGTACTTGATCAAAGGGTGTGGGTCATCCACACCACCTGCCAGTTCGCGGAACGAAAGCAACTTACCCATTCGTTCTTCGAGGTCATCGAAGATCTTTTCCAGCCGATCTGCAAACTCATCGAACTTGTCTGCCCAGCGACAGAAGATGATTGCCTTTTCGGCAGTCATTGATCCAATAGGGATCGGCATGTTCGTATCAGGGCGCACTGGTACCTTGAGGACTACCAACATCTCATCACGGAAGGACTTAGCTTCCACGATGACACGGGAGGACTTCATACCAAGTAAACGGACGGTCGACTTAGCGAGATGTTCTGCCACTGTTTGAGGACGGCTGGACAATGCATCATTCATGCTTATTTTGGCAAGCATGGAAGTGACACGACCAGCCCATTCGAGATATCGCATACTACGATCGTAGGCGATACTCGATAAGACAGTGTACATATTGAATTCACGGTTGAGGAACTCATCAGTCATCGAATCGATCGATGATCCACAAACAACCAGCCATGCAGGATGGACAGTTGGTGAGCCATTCGATGGGTCTTTGAAAGCCTGTTCGTTAAGACTGACATCGGTGAACTTATCCATGTTCGCCGGATCATTCCAAGATGCACGAGGCAGTTTCCTAACGGTGTATTCGTCGGGGAGTTTGAATTCCCCGAATATCTCACTTAACCCACTTTCCATAGACACGGTATGGAATCCTTCTGCGGAGTGCTGTGCTCTCAAATATCCGAGCAGCTTTTCCATCACGACTTCCTGTAATGCTTCATGGTGACCGTCCGAATGACAAGATACAGGATAGCCCCCGTCCTGATCGAAGCCACCAAAGCGTCGTTCTTCGTCTTCACTGACTTGCGCACTACTTTCTCGCCCACGTCACGCATCTGCAGTAGCAGGTCGTTATTGGCACGAGAGGCAGTATAGAGGTTGCGCAGTTTGGTCAGCACCGTAGCAATATCATTCACATTGATCGACGAACGGTTAGACGCAATGAAATCGAACAGATGCTCGAGAGTGAGGTCTGCCAGTTTCACGACGTTCGGATCGCCTTTCAGCTTAGACGAATGACGAGCCATGTATTCGAGACATTCCATCATGTTGTGGTATGGAAGCTTGGGCATGCAACCAGCTACGATCTCCGCGAGTTCACGGACGATGAAGCTGTTGCGGTCGGCCATTACTTCCTCAAGGTAACGGCGATAAGTCGAATACATGTTCTTACGGTTTTTCACCACGATCTCACCGTCAATGTTGACCGATGTGTTCGAGGTGGTACGGATGACAGCAGTCGGATCTCTCCGGACGATTTCGAATTCGTCACGAATGTTACGCAGGTATCCCTTGATTCGACTTTGGATGTCGTTCACCATGTAGATGATGTCGTAATCGTCGTCGAAGTTCTGGAACGTCTTGTTGATGAAGTGAGGAGACCGCTTATCAATGGTCTGCTCAGCGCGGTACTGGAGCAATGCACCCCAAGAGCCCAGCTCCTTGAGCTTGTACTTCTTGGGCAGTCGTGCATAGGTCGCTACCGCAACAGCTTCATCGGCACGGTTGGGGAACCAGTAAGTCAGGATCGAGGTGATGAACTTGTACTGGAGAACCAGAAGAGCATCGATCATGCCTGCGTGCTTCTCAGCATCAGTCAGCTTGGATCGAGCAATGGCATGAACTACCCACAGGCACGACAGGTTCATGACGTCGGTGGAGACGTAACGAGGTTTCTTGGGATCGGGCACCAGTGTCTTGAGCTTCAGCAGGTCGTCTTGCAGAGCTGCATCGTCGATGTCAAGGATGCTGGTGAACCATTCGATTCGGTCGGCTTTGGTAAAGCGGACATCCTGCACACCCATCAGGTGACCGCCGAAGAAAGCAACGTGATCGTCGTTCTTGTTGGCGAAGTTCTGGCGATAGGTTTGCAGGCGACGGAGGAAGTTCTTGTCGATAGCGATGTCTTTGCACGCTTCGTCAAACAAGGACTTCACGGTAGGTGTAGTGCCTGACATGGGTCTTATCCTGTTGAGAAACAGTTACCGGGATTCATAGCGATAGGTCGATTCAAAAATAATTCAACCATACATTGTAAAAGGGAAGAAAGCGAATACAAACGCGATCATCAAGACATAACCAGCACCAATGGAGTGACAGCAATGCAACAGCAATCCGTACTTCCAGCTATTGTTACCCGTCATCTCGCTGATAGCGAGGCTGACTTCCTCGACCTGTCCGATCTGGAACTGGTCATGGATCAAGAAGAACAAAGCAATAAGGGGATCACCGTGAAGCAAGAAAGGACGCTGTCTGGCGCAAACATCACCGATCATGGCAAGGGTACGCTGAGCAGTCGCATCTGCCAGATCGCCCATGACTGTCTGCACGTTGATCTTCAGACCGAGTTCCGTGAAATGGCTATGAGCCATCCGGCGTTCGTGAAGATCTGCGATGAGATCCGTCAGGAGATCGAAGAAGGTCGGATGATCCAGATCATGGATCGTCTCGAAGCTATCGGCTGCGAGGTCTTCTATGACCGCAAAGAAAAGAAACTGACCCTGGGGCTGAACAAGAAGAATCTGTTCAAGCATTTTAACGAACACTCGCGGGTCATCGACCTGCGTAACCGTCAAGGCATCAGCATCGTTAATGGGGTCAACCCCATGTACGATAAAGAGCCGAAGCATCAAGTACCTGAATTGGTGACCAAGTCCTACTACTTGATCATCGATCTGAAATAACCCCCTTTCAAGATCTCTGCTGAGCCTGAGCCGGTTAGCAGCACCCCCTTGCTTTCGCAATCGGTGCCCAGAGATCTTTTTTTGTTTAAGGAGCTAGGAACATGCTAGAGGAGATTGTGAAGGACTTCAAGAGCATTGTTACCGACTACCATTCTTATCCGACACCGGAAATGATCCCTAAGGATATCCATGATCGTCATGCTAAGCTAGCAGCCAAGTGTGTTCTCGAGACCATGCGTCTGTTGGTAGGGTATGACGAGACTGTAACGAATCTTCCGATGAAGTCTTTCCTGAAGTACCTTGAACATATCCGCATGGATGTCTTCGAGGAGTTGGCTAAGGAAGGTATCGCATTCCATTACTACTACCATAACGGGTTACTGTACGGTAGATTGATGGATGCCTCAGATGTCATGGTCATGTATCCCGTGACCACTTCTCAGCAGACTGCTCTGGTTCGTCAGCTGATTGATGGATTTGAGATTAAGGAATCGACGATCCATTAAACCGATACGATCACTGCTCTTAACAGGGCAGTGATCTATTCTTTTTTTGTTTAATATTGGTTTCTGTATAGTATGATCAGTCTTGCTACTTTTTCTGGGAAGGAAGGGAAAGGGGGTAAGATTGATGACGAACGGAGTGAGGAATCAATCTGGGGGATAGGGTAGGTAGGGTATATCTGCGTGGTTGGTGGATAGCCGTAGCGTAGCGTAGGGTAGACAACAGACACCATGCCTTATTCTCTTCTGAGGGGGCATAGCCCCCTCTATATATAGACCGGCCTGACGTACCAAACTATATCAGGTTTTCCGTAAAAGAAAAAAGTTTAAGAGTGCCGACATGAATCCTTTTGCATCGTTGGAAAGTATCCTCTCCCCTCAAGGTGAACCGGAAGCTCCGTCTATCGGTCTGCTGGTAGAGGACTGGGATGAGAACCTGAGACATGATGTCCAACAGATCGTGGACACTGGGTATCAGGTGGTGGTGATTCCTACTGGCTCAACTTCGATGGAAGTCAAGAGTGCAGATGAAGAACAAATGGGTACGGGTGATCCTGTCTCCATGATAGAACTGGATCATCACGAGCCTCGTGTCCTGTTCTACTACAAAGGTAAGCCCGAGAATGCTGCTGAAGGCATCCCTGTGCTGATCGTGGAAGAAGGCAAGGTGAAAGTGGACATGGAGGGTCGGGTCAAGGAGCTGGCCGAGCATTTAGGACTGCTTGATGAGGAATTCGACTATGTGGATCGTTGTTGAAGCAATACTGATCACAATTGTCGTAGCGCTGTCTCTCTGACCCTACATCACCCACTTCATCCGTGAGAAGAAATTCCACGGAGCTTGTTACGAGATGGGTGTGGCGTATATCGAAGTGTTCTACCAGACGATCAGACATCGTTTCGTAGACGCGATAGGTACGCTGGCATTGTTGTTCTTGCTGTGTGCGATATTTAGTAACTTTGCCATCGTCATGGCCATCTATTTCATCCACATCATGATCGTGGGTAAGATAGCTATCCATTACGGGCATGAGCCTGGTAGTGTCGAGTGGAAATAGTAGGGAGGGCAAATGCCCTCCCTATGCCGAGTGGATTGAACCATTACTGAAAGATACATTACAGAGGGGATATGGAGAATGACTCTCCATCACCTATGGTCTCAGGAGACTTACATGTCCATCATTCAGATGTTCGATTATTCCATCAGTGCTCTGAC